GTTTGGTCACCGGGATGAGGCCGGCGGTGTACTTGCCGGCCCTGTTAAGCTCTGTACCCTGATACGTGATTGTAACGCCCATGGCAACACAGCGGAGCATAACACTACCTGTGGAGGCCGGCCAAAAGACGGCAGACGCAGTAGCGTTGTATGTGTTGTCAAGAGCGCCACCACTTGAGCTGATGTCACGGAGAAGAGTAGAGCCTGGTGCTGTTTGGGCGCACCGGATGATGTGATTGTACGGGCGGGGTCTGATAATAAGACCGGAACTGTTCGTGTTGGTCGAGGCACCGTTCTGCGTAACCGGGATGAACGAGTAAACCGTCCGGGTACGGAGCTTCCCTGAGAGGAGCGTATGGTCATCAGGGATGCAAGGCGTTACGTCGCCAAAAGGGTTATCAAGGGCTTGTTTCCAGTTGCTCATGTATTGGATACCTGTGAGCTCAGGGACTGTACATCCATGTGGAACTCTCGGAGGGCCGCCGTGCAGTCTCTCGGCATTTTGTTTAGCCCTCTGTCACGCAGAGTGTTTGGGGCATTACCCACATGGACCCAATATAAGACTTGTTTTCGCGGTATCTAGTTGCCTTAGACGCTTTTGACCGCTCAAATGAGCTATCTACGCCTGTGACACTTAGGGCGGGTCGCCGTTGCCTAAAGCGCGATCGATATTCCCAGACTTGCTGGACTTGTCAACCACGCTATAAACAACACAACGCCAACCACTGGAGGAACCACTTCCCGATAAAAGGCTATCCTTCCGCAGATACGCATTCTGAACATGCTCGAGCAACGCATGTAGGTTACGGTTGTGTCTAACTCGAATGGTCCTATTTCATACCACCCCAGCTCATGCCCTCCACGATTCGACACGATTCCACCTCTCAAAACTTCTTCCGCGCGACTGCCCACAAGTCGAGGGCGGTGCTAGCGCCTCCTAGCTGTCTCCAGCTTAGGGTTTGTGCGTCATAGGACTCCTCCAACGACCGCTGAACATGCGGTTCGATGCCAAAGGCCTTTTCAAAACTCATGCGCGCGGCATCCGTGATTGGGCCAACATTATTCATGCCATGCCCAAACCACTCGTAAGATCCGCCAGTTTCGTAAGACCTTCGCACCAATTGTTGGTATCTTATCCTTTGTCGGTTGGTCCGGAGGAAAGGTTCTTTCATAGATTCAGCAGTACGCAGCATCATCTTGTATCGCGCTGTAGCAATGGGAGCACCTCCCTGCGACGCAAGACCGCCCAATCCACAAGCCTCGTACCATGCTGCCGCCTGCAGCGCATTCTTCAGTGGTCGAATGCTGGCACTATCTTTGTGGGCTGCGCTGGCAGGATTTCGGACCATCTGCCATTTGCCATCTATCCAACACGGGTGAGTCTGACAAAATTCGATCCCTTCAAAATGAGTGTTACACGGACCAACTTCGAGGGTTAACCCGAAGCGTGCATACCACTCAGCAATCTTGCCTTCGATGAGAGTAAGATCACTCCGATCGAAAATGATAGTCATATCATCACCAGCATCGACTATGGACAAGTCGACACCGTAGTGTTCCTTAAAGAGATAGACTATTGCGGTCACCACTGACACGCCGGCAAGACTCGTGAACGGCATCCCGGAAGCTAATGTTCCGAAAATGTCGTACGAGAAGATCGCCTCATCACACCTACCGCGAACCTTAGTCCTCAGCGTCCACTTGAGAAGGCGGCTCAGCTCTTCAGGGTTTGTGGAACAAGATGCAACCATGTCCAAAAATACCGACATCAACTCTTCAGCAAAGCTTTGGTCCATTTTGCTGACGTCGACATCCAATGACACTGGATTTGCATACTTGTCCCACGCCTCCCGGAACATATTTGCCACCCCCACGTAGTTTTCGCCTTTCGACACGACGCGAGCGCCCCAGACTTTATTGATCGCCTGGTACACCTCGTGCTCGATGGGCTTCACGTATCTCCCGCATTCCACCAAGTATCGATTGCTTGGAGGAAGGATGCACCGAGGGATACGCCCGGGCTTGTCGGAACGAACATCCTTCTCAAACTTCAAAAAGAGTTTGATTTCGGCATCCACCTTGGAAATCGGTGAATGCCTAAGAGTCTCCGCCGCCACCTCATACACACGTCGCTTGCGGCCTCCATATTTGGCAGGAAAATCTGCCAAAGGGATGGGGGCGGTCGGTACGACATTTTCTAAGATGCGGCGAAAGTAAGACTCCAAAGGGTGCGCGTAACCCGGAGCCGGTATGGTTTGCAGCAGAGGTAACCGGACGCCTAATACCTCCTTGCTCAACACGCGACCAAAAATGGCCAATCGCATGTTAGCTGCACTGGACGAAAAGCACCCGAGAGTCCCTGGCGGAGCAATGCCAGAGAAAGCGGTCATCTTTCGGATGCGTAAGGGGCGACCGAGTCCAACTTCCCGATAGCGGTGCACCTTCTTGATCCACTCGACTTGGTCATCCGTAAGGACAACTTTGCCAGGCGAATCGGTGCTCGGGATGTCGAATCGGCCCCCCTATTTGCGTACGAACTGGGCGCGCCTGCTGTTTCCAAGCAGGGCGTCCAAGAAGTGGTCGTCAGTTTTGGCCTGATAACGACGCACTGTGTCCTCATGATCACGACTCTGAAGGTAGGTTTGCAACAAGATCTCTTCCTCCGAAGGCGTGAACACGAGCGCGGTGATAAGTGGCATGAACCTCACTTGGTCGCGCGTACGCAAATTGTCCCTTTTGAACAACTCGCGAGCAGCAGCCTGCACTGATAGCAGGTCTGCGCTCGTACTTTCGAGCGTTGAGTAGGGGAACCTCAACTTGATCTCAGCGGCGATGAGACGAGC